GATGAAAATAACACGTTCTTTTGGAAAGAGCGTCAAATGATTCGTCTCGAATTTCCTGGTGTTAAAGGTGGAGACGAACACAAATCCGTAACGGTTCAGGTTCCATGTGTTGAAATGTGGGGCGATAGTTGTCCAATCCACGCAGAGATTCGTCCTTGGTTTAAGGATCCTAGCATGGAAGAACTAGGTCGTAAGTATTGGAAAAAGCGTTCGTATATTTTCCAAGGCTTTGTAACACAAAGCGATCTACAGGAAGAAACAGTTCCTGAAAATCCAATCCGTAGATTTGTTATTAGTCCACAAATCTTTAAGATTATTAGTCAGGCACTTATGGATCCTGACTTTCCTGAAATCCCAACAGATTATGAGCAAGGCACAGACTTCCGTATTATGAAGTCTACTAAAGGCCAGTATGCAGATTACTCAACATCAAACTGGGCAAGACGTGAGCGTTCACTAAACCAAGAAGAACGTGATGCGATTACCACACACGGTTTGTTTAATCTTAACGACTTTTTGCCAAAGAAGCCAAGTGCTGAAGAGTTGGGAATTATCTTCGAAATGTTTGAAGCAAGTGTAGATGGTCAGTTGTATGATCCAGCACGTTTTGGTGATTACTATCGTCCATATGGAGTTGAGGCTCCAGGTAATCGATCAGCAGCTCCTGTAGCGGCTCCGACACCTGCTCCAGCACCAGTAGCAGAAACTCCTGCTCCAGTGGCTACACCGGCACCCGCTCCTGCTCCACAGCCAGAGCTTGTTGCTGAAACAGTGGCGGCACCAGCAGGCGGTCAAGAAAAAGCAAGTGCTCAGGACATTCTAGCAATGATCCGTAATCGTAAAGAATCTTAAGGAGAAAAGAAAATGAAACTATCTAAACTCGCAAAAATTAATGAGTCATACACTATCTATCGTTACGACAACGGCTTCCGTTTTGAAGCAAGTGGTCGTGATGCTGAGAATGAATGGAAGAATGTAAATCTCATTATTGCAGACGAAGAAGATCTTCTTGAAGTCATTAAAGAAGCAAATTCAATGGAAAAGGATGACTAAACATGGCTAGACCTTTTGATGTAAGCAAGTTCCGCAAAAGCATCACAAAGGCAGTACCAGGTTTAAGTGTAGGCTTTAATGATCCAGATACTTGGATTAGCACAGGTAATTACACATTAAACAAACTTATCAGCGGGGACTTCTCAAAAGGAGTCCCTCTCGGTAAGGTAACGGTACTTGCTGGTGAAAGTGGTGCGGGTAAATCCTACATTGCGGCAGGTAACATTGTAAAGAATGCACAAGATCAAGGTATCTTTGTTGTTCTTATTGACAGTGAAAACGCACTAGACGAAAAATGGCTACATGCTCTTGAAGTAGATACTAGTGAAGAAAAACTTCTTAAACTTAACATGAGTATGATTGACGATGTTGCTAAAACAGTAAGTGACTTCATGAAAGATTACAAAGCAGAATATGCTGATAAGGATAAAGAAGAACGCCCTAAGGTATTGTTTGTGGTAGATTCATTAGGTATGCTACTTACACCAACAGACGTGGATCAGTTCCAGAAGGGAGATATGAAGGGTGATATGGGTAGAAAACCTAAGGCACTTACTGCTCTTGTTCGTAATACTGTGAATATGTTTGGTGAATACAATGTGGGTATGGTATGTACCAATCACACATACGCATCGCAAGATATGTTTGACCCAGATGATAAGATCTCAGGCGGCCAAGGCTTTATCTATGCGAGTAGTATTGTTATTGCTATGCGTAAACTTAAACTTAAAGTAGATGCAGATGGAAACAAAACAAGTGATGTACATGGTATTCGTGCCGCTTGTAAGGTAATGAAAACTCGTTACGCAAAACCTTTTGAGAGTGTACAAGTTGAAATTCCTTATGAAACAGGTATGAGTCCATACAGCGGACTTGTTGACTTTTTTGAAGCAAAAGGCATTCTAAAGAAAACAGGTAATCGTTTGGAATATGTAAGTCCCGTTACTGGTGAAGTAATTACACAGTTCCGTAAACCATGGAACGCAAACGAAAATAACTGTTTGGATAAAATTATTGAAGAATTTGATAGTTTGCCGGAAGAAGTACAGGATGCGAATCCTAATGAAGTTATTGATTTAATTCCAGATGAAGAGGCAGTAGAAAATGGTAATGTCGTTGAGTGATGGCGATTTAGAATTTATCCTACAACTATATGATGTAGGATTTGGAGTAATCCCAGATAAATCTAAATTTGAATATGCAGAAAATTTTGTGTACAAACTTGTGGATTATGGGTTTGATGTAAAAGGAAATGCTAAAGAAATTAGCGATCACGATGAATATCTAGATAAGGCTGTTGAAGTAGTACTTGAGGATGACGATATGGATCCTGAAGATGAATGGCTTGATCCAGAATTCGACGATGAATGGGATGACTAAATGAGTCAGTGGTACAGAAAAGTTACTTCTGATATGAGTGAAATCGTTAGCGCGATTTCACACTTTGAACAAGAAATTGATCAAGCAAGATTGGAGTGTGGTATGAAAGGTAATCTCGAAAGACAGAGCCGTGACATGCCAGGTATAGTCGAGCACCGTTTCAACCAACTCCAGGAAGTAGAAGCAATTCTTGAATATCTAAATACTGAAATGCGAAAAATTCGCAGTAAAATATTTCGTAAATATTTAGAATCCTATAATAGGGCTTTAAGTTCTAGAGATGCTGAAAAATTCGTTGATGGGGAAGAAGACGTTGTAGCATTACAATACCTCATTAACGATTTTTCTCTTGTTCGAAATAGATTCATTGGTATCATCAAGGCACTAGAAGCAAAGCAATTTCAAATTAATAATATTGTAAAACTTAGAGCAGCTGGACTGGAAGACATAACTCTATGAGTGATACTTTTTGCATTTTACCTTGGACGCATGTATATACAAATCCTAAAGGAATGTGTACTTCTTGTTGTGATTCTAGGATGGAGCCTTTTGAATGGCAACAAAATTTTAAAGATACAATTAATCATTCAGAATTACAAAAATTAAGATCAGATTTAGCAAACGGAGTAAAGAATCCACATTGTAGTTTTTGTTGGAACAAAG